CCTGTATAGGCAGTTCAATGATTTCATCTTGTGTAATTGCAGTTCCTTGTATGGTGAACTACCTTGCCAAAAAGTTGTTGGTTTAGGTAGATACCTGTCTGTAGGATGTGGCACATCATCGGGTACTTCAACACACATCCATACCGCTGCAAACTGACCACGCCTAGGTACATCCCATCGGTCTATGTAGACACCATAGATGTTGTTCATAGTCTTTTGAACACTCTTATAGGTTGATCCTAGCTGCTTAGCTATCTGAGAAGTTGTTAATCCGTCAGAAGAATTTAAGAGCATTACCCTTATCTTGTCATGTCTAGATTCCTTCATTGCTATTTGCCTTTGCTAGGTAGGTTGTTAGTCGTTTGATCCTGTCAAGGTGGTATTCCACCATTCTCTTGGAGTAGTCTTGGGCGGTAAGCATGTTGAGAAGCTCACGTTTTGCACTTTCCAACTCTTTGAGTGCCATTTCTTCAGCAGTTGGAGCACGTAGTGCCTCTGCTAAAGCATTAAAGATGTTCTTAGTAACATTAGTCATACTTCTGGATGTCGTCTTTATCATCGGCATAGCTTTGAATGTCATCATCTTCGTCTTCTTCACATAGGTTACAACCAGGATGGTCGGGGTCACTACAATTTGGATGTGCTCTTAGTACTGCACGAGATCTATTTTCATAGAAAGTTCTAGCTTTGAGTTCTGTGTGTTCTGAATTGTCTGGATCATATTTCATTTGTGTCTCCAATATAAATCATGAGATTTTTGATTTGTATTTCTTGTGATCCATAGCACCTGGTCTAACTGCATTCATAGTCTCACTTGGTACGTAGGTTTCTCTATCAAAAGCACTGTCATGTGGGAATGTAGCCATTTCAAAAGAAACTTCAGTAGTTGCTTTGATTTCATCTAAGTACTCTAGTGGAGATTTCTTGTTCATGTTCTCCTCGTGCTTCTGCCAACGAGTTTTAACCTCGTTGATTATTTCTTTGTTTTTATTTACTTCTTCTACTGAGATTTTCATAGTGACTCCAATTTAAAACCATCTCCAACATCCACAATCTTTATCTTACCTTTGTGGATACCATACAGCATCACTGCCATAGCAGTGTTCTGTCTCTTTAAGTCACTAGTCAATTGGTAGTTGAAGTAGGCTAAACCTAAATTCAATGCTATCAATGTAGCTTCTAATATAGTTAGTTCGATCATAAGTACCTCATTATGTAATCTTGCCAATGTGTTGTATCTGAGAATAGACAAGCATCTATCTCATGTTTAGCTGCCCAGTCCAAGTATGTGGTGTTACTCTTTTTAGACAGTCCCTGGTTGCGTTGTAGCACGTAGAGAATGGTGATCTCTGGATGCTGCTGTTTGATGAGCACAGCCTTCTTCCTATCTGCTCCAGTCCATAGACCTTTGGTTTCTATGTAGACGTTATTAGTAACAGTGAAGTCAGGTGTGTAGGTGTGGTTGCTTGCAGGTATTACGTACTTGATCTTGTCTTGTTCGTACCCTAGCTTCCATCCCCTTGCTTCGCAAGCTGCTTGGAATCTAGACTCTAAGCCGCTGCGATACCCTGATGGGTTATGTCGTTTAGGTCTTGGCATTAAGTCTTTCTTCTCGTACAGTCATAAAATTATCTGCCCAGGTAAAGCAAGTCTCTATGACTTTAGTTGAAGACACTTCTCCTTCGCTAATCATCTTAAGTACAGCATCTTTACTGCCTAGTTCTGTGAGCATAGCTATAGCTACGTACTCACGCATAGTCATGTGCTGCATGTTTATATCTTTAGTCATGTTGTTCCTGTGTGATTGGTGGTTCCCAACTGTCGTTGGGTTTCTGCCATATGTATAGCAGCTTCATGTTGAGGTGAAAGCGTTCGTCATCGCTATAGAGTTCACGGCACTTGTCGTACCACTCTTCAGGCAATAGCTCCTCTAGTGCTCGCTCTGCCTTTACTGGTCCTACGCCAGCTACGCCAATGATGTTGTCACTACGATCACCTATAAGGCTCTGCATGTACAAGAACTTTAAGCCTTGGTCTGGAGTTATTTCCTGAAAGACTTTCTTTATAAAGTTGTAATGTTTACCTGGGATCTGTAATAAATCTTTGTCTATGCTACAAATAACTGTTGTTCCACCTACCTTGTCTTGTTGTATGCCCATCTCATCGTCTGCTTCGTAGCCATTGCAGATGATTGCTTTGTGCTGTGTTACTAGGAACTCTCGTACTGCTTGCCAGTGTGTTGGTCGCTCGTCAGGTCTGTTAGCTTTGTAGCTAGGTGCTATCTCTCTACGGAAGTTGTCTGAACCTGTTAGGTACACACTGTAGGAGTCTGCTTTGGTGTCAGCTAGGATGTCTTGAATCATCTGGTCAGCCCTGGCTTGGGCTATCCACTGTTCATCTTCGTTAGCTGATGCTGCTCCACGATAGACAATAATGTCTCCGTCAATTAGTGCTCTCATTTATATCTTTCTAAAAAAATGGGAGCGTATTGCTACGCCCCCTAAGATCACTCAACTGCAGATTCTGCTTCAGCTTCTGCTAAGTCTAAATCACCTGCTGTGTAAGCTTCAAACTTACGAGCAAGAGAAATAACAAAGTCAAGATTGCTTCCTTCTAACTCAAAAGGCTTGCCACCACGAGCAGCAATGTAGATGTCAGTAGCACGAGCTAGTGCGTTCTGACGAACAATTGCACGATCTCCGTGTAGAGGAGGGATTGGAAACACCTTAGCTGCATAGCCGCTGCCAGTTGTTCTAGGTACTGCTACTGCAGTGTTACTAGTAGCTTCTGGTGGAGGTGTTGCTGCTCCTTTACGGAGAACGTTGACTGCTTTGGTTTCAAGACCATAAGTACCTGTGTTGCCATCAAACTCTACTTCATCTCCTGCACCTGCGTTAGGGTTCTTAAAGCCACATTTAACCCATGTGCCATTAACCTTAAGAGAATAAGTAGGCTTGCTACCAAACTTAGTATTTACGTCTTTTGTAGAGATTGCCTCTACGATGCCTGTCATCATTGTCATTTCATAACTCTTTCATATCGAACCAATTTTTACCAACTGAGACTCCTGCATTGAGCTTCAGAGCCAGTGGCACCTTAAATTTTTCCTCAAAGTACTTGTGCGTGTCTTTGAGTATTGTTGTTATCTCCTTTATAAAAGCATCCGCAGCATCGCCTTGGACATCAAACATTAGAGAGTCGTGAATAGTGTTAACCATCTTCACATCATCTCTGCCTTCTAAGCTTCTGAAGATAATGCCCAACATCATTGGAACAATATCGCCAGTTGCTAGACCTTGGATTGGGTAGTTCTTCAATTCAGTTGGGCTGAAATTGTAGGTCCTAGCAGACCAACTACTCTCGTTAAAATATTCCTTAAACAAAAATTTACGTCCTGTCTCAGTGTTTAAAACAAACGTCTTTACTTTCTCTCGGAATCCATCGTCATCTAATTCGTATGTAGAGTTACGTTCTACCTCTTCAGCGAACTTAGTATGCCACTCTCCTACCTGGGGATAGCGTGTATAGAACACATCTACAAACTTCTTAGCTTCATCTAGGCTACACCCTGCTTGCTTAGCAATGGCTTTAGCACCAGCACCATAGATCAATTGGAATGTTCTTGCCTTGAATGGTTTACGTTCCTCCTTTGTTGGTGGTCTACCAAACATACCTTGGTACAAAGCACTGTGTATATCAATGCCACCTGATATATCTTTGATGAGTTGTTTGTCTCTAGTAACATGAGCTAGAGCCACAACTTCTAGTTGATTGAAGTCAACCTCGACAATCACACCATCATTAAACCTTGAATTAAAGATTTGTTTGATAGGGTTGTTGCTAATGTTTTGTAGATTGGGATTGGTTGAAGACAAGCGACCTGTGACAGTTGCTGTGTGATTCAACTTACCATGTATGAAGTCACCTATAACGTGCTTACTAAGCCCTTGTACATAGGTTGAGAGCTGCTTTGATAGCTCACGATACTCCAGTAGTTTCTGAATGATCTTGATAGCTTCTGGATCGAACGTATGCTTGAGCATGTCATTCAACACAGAGTCATCTACCGAGATTTGTCCAGTCTTAGCAGACACCTTGTCAGGGTCTGGTGTGTACCTAATGAATGGTTTGACATCTATGGTTTTATCCATGAGCTTGTACTTAGTCTTACCATTTTTGTAGATACCAACTTCTTCCTTAACTCTGATCTTCTTCTTACCACCAAAGAAGAACTGAGACCATTGCTTAGGACTGTTGATATCTTCGATCATGTGTTTGAAAGCTAGATCCTCTAAGTCAAGCTTGCATTCAACATACACGTTAACAACTTCTACTGTGTACTCATCAAGCCTTGCTTTGTCAATGTGTAAGCCATTGAATTGCATCTCTGTTGTTGCGTGGAGTGCTTCCATCTGAGAGAGTATGAGAGGCAGCTGTTCGTTTGCTAGTGCTCGTTTGTACTGCATCATTGCAATCTGCACAGTGTTCTGTACATCTTGCTCTAGATACGGAATGAGTTCTTCTTCAGGTATCTTGTCTGAACCAAGACCTGCCTGAAAGTATTTCTTAACTCCATCATCCTTGATAGGCAAGCCATACTTGATTGACAGCTCATCGAGACTTGAGAACTTAGTTTGTTGAGCACTGAGAATGTACTCTGCTAACTGTGTGTCCCAAATCTTTCTACGTTGTAGTTCATACTGTAAGTCAGTGCTAGTCTTGTAGAGATACATCAGATCAAAGGATATGTTGTGTCCACAGATAAAAGCATCTGGTCTTTGTACTCGTAGTAAGTATTCAAACTTCTCTTGATCAAATGTACAGAATGTGTTGGTTATGTCACTGCTGCCACACATACCAAAGGCTACAGCTCTGTTGTCTGGGTGCATAGGATGAGCTAGTCCTATGTCATCATTGCCGTTGAGTGTTGTCTCAACGTCAATTGCTACAAATGTTTTGGTCATGGTTTTCCAAAAGCTTTCTTAAAGGTTACTCGTATCTTTTTTGCCCACGCTTTACATGTCTGCCTTTAGCAACCATGTCTCGCATGTTGTCTGTATGTGTGCCTAACCAAAGATGATTGGGGTTAACACAACTAGGGTTGTCACATGTATGTAGAACATTTAGTGTTTCATTAAATTCTCCTTTGTGTATTTTGTATATGTACCTATGAGCAGCAGTTGTTTTTACTTTTCCATCTTCTCTAAATCGAACATATCCATATCCTGTTCGCCATTTTTGACCAAGCCATTCCCAACAACCACCCTTTGTTTTTTTAATCCAATCCCATTTGTAGTCAAAGGTAGTTAGACCTTTGTTGTCTCTTCTTCTAGCTCTACGTGCAGCTAACTTTTCTTCGTGAGTAAAGTAGATTTTTTTCATAACAACTCCTATAATTGAACCACTTTGAGTTTAACACAAAATGGTTTCATTCATAGCGGGCCCTGATGGGGTCGATGGTTACTAGAAATTGTCCGTGTCTATCTGACTCGACTTGTTTGCTTCCTCCTCCTGGTAGTTTGTTCTTAGGAACATTTATGGTACGTATCATTTCTTCTTCGGGACTCTTTGGTTCTTTGTACTTGCCAATTGTTATGACGACATCTGCTTCACCTGGTTTGTCAGTCTTGGAGCCACGCAGTGCATCCAAGCCTATGAATGGTGGGTCTTTCATTTCTACTGCTGACGCAGACAATTGTGATGCTGCAATAACTGGGCCATACGATCTTGCAAGTTCTCTTGCCCACTTGTATATCTTGCCCAGCTTAAGATCCTCACGTTCATCTGACTTGAAGCCATCAACTTTGTCGAGCTGGTCAAAGATGATCAGTCCTGGGTTAACTTCTCTGAACAGTGTCTCAAGGTCACGCACATTGTTCATGTCCTTAGTAACACGGATCTTGTCTTTGTTACCACCCATCAATGTTGCATAGTCAACCATTGCTTTCTTAGAGTCAGCAATGATTACCTTGCTCTCTATTCCTAGTGCTGCTTGAACAATCCTGAAGAATACAACTGATGACTCTTCTTCGTTGTTGACCCACACGACTGGTCTGTCCTTTGGTAACTGTTGTGCTAGGTAACTAACCTCACTCGCTAAGAATGTAGTCTTACCTACCTCTACTCTCGCTGCAACAATAACAAAGTTACCTGTGCGGAGAGGACCAAGAGAGCGATTGAGCGCATCGAGTCTCCACTCATATCCACTACTAGTAATACGATCAGCAATAGCGCTGAGATCAGCACTAACAAACAGTTCATCCTTTTCAATATATCTCTCCACGTCTTTCAACGCATTAGTTGCTAGTATGTGTACGTGCTCTAAGTCACTAGAGCCTTCCTTAACTTTCTCACACTCTTCCATGATGAGAGCCAAGTAGTCCAACTCAATGAGAGTCTTAACAACTTCTTCATGTGCATGGTGTGGAACAAACGACTTAGCTTTGCTAAGCATCATTCGTAGTTTCACAATAGAGTCGTCTGTAAGACGCTTACTCTGATCTGCTATTAGGAACGCACTGAATGAGTCCCAAGCAAAGTCTGTAACTGAAGGAAAGGTTTTGTAGTACTTGTCCATCCCGTCAAGGATGGTGTTGGTTTCTTTCATAACTACATGCGGTTTGATGTACCGCCTGTACTTTGAGAGGTTCTCTTTGCTCTTAGCGCAAAGGTATAGAACGTCATAGTCCATCTGTTCTCGCTTTCATCATTGCGTCTGCCATTGCGTATGCGTTCTCTGCAAACTTATCTTTTGGCGCATAAACATCTGATGCAAGCAAGCCTTGCATAGCCTTGGCCGCAAAGTAATCACGCAATGTCATGCCTTGTTCTGTAACTCCCCATTGACCAACAATAGGAAATGCTGGTGTGTCTTTCATTTACTTCCTTTAAATAAGAATACTCACAAGCTCTGCTGGTGTGCATTCTTTTGGTTCTTTGTCTATACCAAACATTGCTAGTTTGGTTTCTGCTGGTAAGAAGTGTTGTAGTTTCTTGAATGCTTTAGTTGTTCCCTCCATTCCTGCTTCATCTGGATCTAGCCAAATACATACTGTGTCGAACTCAAGCTCATAGATTTGAGCTAGTGTTCTATCTGAGATAGTTGTTCTTAGTAACGCTACAGAGCTAAGCTTTGTGTTCTTGTGTACTCTGTAAGCACTGAGGTAGTCTTCACAGAGCACCAAGGTCTTACCTCCTGTATGAAACCAGCTTGCATCTCCTTTGGAGTTGCTGTTTGTGTAGTACGTGATGTACTTTGGTTCTGCTTTGAGGTTGCGTATCTGCCAGCCTATCGGCTGTTGTTCTGGGTCGTAGAGGGTCAAGGCTACTTTGTGCCTTTCCCCTTCTATGCCGTTGAAGTTGCTGTCTTCTGCGTTGCAGAAGTTGCTGCGTAGCCACACCCTACCTTCGGTAGATAGAGCCGCTAGACGCGGCTTTGTGGCTGCTGTTGTTGTGGTTGCTTTCTTGTTTACCCAGCTAGACAATCTGTCTTGGGATAGTCCGTCTGAAGCAAAGCCAGACTCAGTGCAATGGTGGCAATACGCCACCAATCCTTTCTCTGTACGCTTGATGTATAGCCTACGCTTAGTATCATCACCTGCTGAGCATCCAGTGTGGTTCACATGGATCTGCTGTCCCATGTTACTAGGAGCATTTGCTAGGATTAGCTTTCTATCAATCATCCAAGCTTCTGCCTTCAAGGTTTATTGCTTCTTCACAAACATGTTTAATAATGTATTCTGTATATGCTTTTAAATTGTGTGGTGCAAACAAAACACAATCTTCAACAGGATCCTTATCAGTAAAAAATTTACCTGTATACAGAGTTGGCTTTGAATGTTCCATTGCTTTTCTAATTAGCTCGTTAAGTTCCATGTGTTCTTTCTAAAGCACAAAATAGATAGCCTTCCCATTACAGGAAGACTATGTGGTTTTATGTTTTAGTTTTCGGAGGTTCCATATACCTTAGCAAAAAGCTCGCCAGCAACTTTACGTTGTGTGTCGTTCAATTTGTTGAGGTATACAAGTGTGAATGCTGACTTGAGAGTACAGCCAGCAGTTACTTTTCTACAGATACCAAACAAGGTACGTGGTGAAACAGTGAGACTGAACTGACCTGACTTGTAACCTTGACGAATAAGGTTAGCAAGCTTGACGAGTTCCTTAGCTGCTTTACCAGTGACTGTTGTTGGATACTTAGATGTGATGATCTTCTCTTCCACTGCTGCTGGTAGATAGTCAATGAACACTGCTGTACCAAATCTGTCAAGAGTTGCTGAGTTCTGTACGTTAGTACCTGCATGAGCACCTGTGTCATCACCTTGACCTTGTGTGTTACCGATAGCAACAAGCCTAAAGTCCTTGTGAGGAATGATTTGCTTGTCCTTGGTACTACCTGGCATCTCCTTCAAGAAAAGCTTGCCATCGTCCTCTAAGAGCCACTGTAGACCCATTGAGATCTCTGGTGGTGTTACATCCCACTCATCCCATGCAAAGACAGCACCATACTTGACTGCTTCTGTTGCTGCACCATCAACCCAGATTGTTGAACCATCCTTAGCCGTTAGCTGACCAAAGATCATTGAGGAATCCATATCCCCAGTGCAATTAACCCGAACAAAAGGACGATAAGTACGAGCACACAACTGCTCAATAAGACTAGATTTACCAGCGCCTGTAGGACCGTAACAAAGTACTTTCTCATTTAACTCCCATGCTTGAAGAATGTTAGAAGCAAGTTTTGCATCAATCACGTATGTTGGATTGATACTAGGAACAAATGGAGCTATACGCTCATCCCAATCAGACTCTTGGAATACTGTGACTCCAAAGTCGTGATCAACTCTCTGATCGATAACCTCTGAGAGGTAGATTTGATTGGGTTTAAGATCTGTATGAGGTGATGCTGCCATTAGTTCTGTAGCTGTGTCTTCTGTGATTGTTTCACATGAAACATCTGTTGATGCTTCTACTGCTTTTGGTGGTTTACGTTTGTCAAGAGCTTCTTTCAAAGCTTTCTTAACAAGGTCTTCCACCTTCGGTGATGGTGGTTTTACTACAGTTGTCATTTAAGAATTTTCCTTTCTATTAACTCAATCAACTTGCTCGGTATTTCTTCTGGTTCTCTGACAACACTGTGAGCTTTGTAGTAGTGCGTAACTGCATCACTACACAAACCTAACCCGTATATGTCAATAGACTTTGATGCTTCTATCTCTCTAATCACTTTGTGAGTGAATTCTTCAAGGCCACTAGATGACTTAGATGCTGCTGGTGAACCATCAGACATCACAATCAATAACTTCTTCTTCTCTTTACGCTTATTCAAACGATCATAAGCCCACAAGATATTCTCACCATCAGGGTTGCCGATCATAAATGCACTGCTGAGAGCAAAATATTCTTTAAGGCTATCCTCGTTTACCCTTAGATCATTGAAGCCTTTGTATACAAACATCAATGGTTTAGGTTCTGTGTATCCTTCAGCACTATCAGTGAAGCCAAGAATCTCAAGAGGTATGTTTAGTGTTGAACAAACTTCGTTAACAAGCAATGTAGAAGCCAAAGCGTTTAGCACTTTGTCTCCACCCATTGAACCAGACATATCTACCAACACTGTGATAGCAGCATCTAGTGTCTTGTTATCTATCTTGTTCTTAAACACACGTTCATTGAACCCTGGTGCATTGAAACAGATACGAGACAGTCGAGACTGATCTAGTTTCCCCTTCTTAACACCATACTGAGTCTGAGACTTAGCTCTGATCTGAATGAGTCTACGTACTTGCTGTGCGAAGTTCTCCTGTGACACAAGATTTGGAGTTATCCTCTTCTCATACTCTTGCAAGAAGTTTCTTCTGTAAGGAGTTGGTTCAAAGTATTTGTCTGCACCCTTTCTACGTGGGTAGTCAACAACAATAAACTCTGAGTAGTCTGTCATGTCCCAAGAACCTCTAGAACCAGTTGGTGCAAAGTTAACACCAGTCTTGCTCATCTCTGAACCTTCTTCAGGCATAGACATTGAGAAAGACTCTATGTCTTCAGGTGTGAGAATGATGTCTATGACTTTGTACTCTGTAGCTGGATCTGTAGCTTCTTTGCCATCAGACTTAACAGCTTCAGCAACCTCACCAGCTACTTCACCATCAGCTTTCTCTGTAGTCTTACCATCCATCTTGCCTTCACCACTAGCTTCTTTAGGCTTAGCTGGGATTGGTAGTTCTTTAGGACATTGATCACCAAGTTCTTTGAGGATGTCTTCTGCTAGTTTGTACGTAGCTTCTGTACCTATCTTCTTATCCAGAATCGAATGACAATGAATAAGACGATCAGAGAAGTTATTAAGAACATCCATTACCTTTTTATTGGGAGTTGTTGTTGATGCAGCGAGTTCAATCTTTGGAAAACTACCCGCTGATAACTCAGCTTCCCAACACATCATGGCTGTAGTGAGTTTTGCAATGGCTGATGTATTCTTACTAGCACGAACAAGGATCTGTTCTACTAGAGTTGAACTACAGTCATCCCAGTTCTCTCTGAAACCCTGATACTCCTTGGCTTCTATGACATTGATACGTGAATCTTCTAAGAAGTTCCATACAAACATCAAGATGCCTTTAGGATTTAGGTCTTTGCTCTTAAGAACATCAAAGCTACTGAAGCGATCATGTGCAACTTCATGGTCAACGGATGCCATCAGTTGCTGCAGTTCTTCGTCAGTAGTCTTATGAGTAATCCTAGGTAGATAGATGGTTTTGCCATCATGCCTAGGCTCATTAGCGTCTTCAAATACTATAGATATACCAGCCCTACCTGCACTGGCTCTAATGTATTTCTGAACTTCTA